TTGCCTGCCCGCCGAGAATGACGGTGAACGCCGGAAGGATCGATTTCGACGCGTTGTCCATCGGATCGATGTACGTCCCGGCGTAGACCCAGATGTCGAACCCGCCGATTTTGCCGGCGTACCAGCCGTCGTCTTCTTCTGGCGCCTTGTCCTGGAGGCTATTGTCATCGGGATTGTTGCGGAAGCGGTTCAACAGCGCCAGCACCTTGGTCGAGCTGCGGAACAGCTTGTAGGCGTCGAGCGTCATGACCACGCTGCGCGGCCGGTACCCTGACTTGTCGAACACCAGCTCCGCCCACGTCTCCAGATCGTCGAGCGGTTCGACGCCGGCGTCGCCCCACTCGGCGGCGCCGCCGCTCAAGTCGATTGTGAGGGCAGCATCCCGACCGAAATCGAGGACGCGCTCCGGGTACAACTCGCCCACGATGGTGAGCTTGCCGCTGAACAGCACCTCGCCGGCCATCACTTCGAGACGCCGGTTCAGCATGGCGATCTGGTCCTGCAGCTCGGTCGCGGCACTGCGCTCGAGCCGCTGCATCGGCGACATGTTGCCGGGGATCGGCTCGCCGTAGCTGCGCGTGAATTGCGCGTTCGGATCAAAGACGCGTTTGTCTTTGATGTAGGCGGGCTCGAGCTCGAACGAGCGAAAACCTTGCTTCTCGACGAGCTGCCCTTGCACGTACGGGGATACGAAGGGCGCGATGCGGCGCGTTTTCTTGCGCACGTCGACCGTCACCAGCGTCGTCGTTTGCACTTGCTCGCCGGGGAAGAATTGGCGCGTCAGAAACCCGTACTCGGGGACGATATGCTCGACCGTCGCGATGAGCACATTGGGAGTGAAGATGTCCATGATTTGCGATTGCTCCTGTCTGGGGGATTTGGCGGATTGGGTTACGGATACCGTTTGACCGGCGTCTCGAGATAGATGCCCTTGTCGCGCAATCCCTCGCGAATCGATGCGATCGTGTGCGCCGTGCCCAGAATCAGGGCGTGCTCGTTGAAACTGCCGCGCACGTACACGTTGACCTCCACCACCGTGGGCGGGGAATCCTCGTCGTTGTGGGCGTCCTCCGCCGCAATACCGAACGGGGTTTGCGATCCGTCACCCGCGGCGGACAAGGACTTGAGAACGTCGCCGCTCCCGTCGATGCCCATGACCGTTCCCCGGAGAATGTTCTGGCCGGCGGCCAGCGCGTACTTGCGCGCCAGAATGTTGTTGGCATCGCTGCCAATGAGATCGTCGGCAAGCGGCGAATCTCCCACTTGCGCGAATCGCGCCAATTGAGTGCCCATGTGTGCTTACTCCTGTCGTGTGTGAAGGGAAATTCGTGCCGACTTACTTGACGGCCGCGAGCCGCGGCTTGTTGACCATCGCGGCCATGCGCTTGCCGACGGCTACCGCGTCTTCCTCGCCGTCCTCACCGCCGCCGGCGCCGACGTTTGGGTTTGGAATTTTCGCCATCGCCGCGGCGAGCAGGCTCGAAGGTGCGGCGAGCGGATTCGACGCTACGGCCGCGGCTTCCTTCGGCGCGGCGACCAGCATCGCAGCAGCCTCTTCGACCGATTGCGTCGTCTTGAAGGCGATGTGCTCGGCCAGCGTGCGGCGCCCGGCCGCTTCGGCGTGGGTCAGAATGCCGGCGATACGATCCTGGGCGGCTTTCGCTGCGCTGGCCTCGGCGTCCTTCTTGGCGTTGGCTTCGGCTTCCGTTTTCGCGGCGGCCTTGCCTTCGGCGATGCCGGCGGCCTTCGCGGCGTCGAGATCCTGCTGCGTGATAGCCGCGGGTTGATTCGTCGCGGCCGCCGGTTGATTGACCTTATCGGTCATGGCGTTCTCCTGTTGAGATTGCGCGGAAGCGGCCGCGCGGCCGTAACTCTTGCGTTTCGAACGACCAGCATTCAGGTCGTCCGTCATCATCTGGATCGTGTCCCCGAGGCTGGCGACATCGTCGGCGAGTCCGACTTCCATAGCGTCCTGCACGGACATGATTGCCGCCTCGGTCTCGCGCACCGTCTTTTCAGTGACGTTGCGATGCGCTGCAACGTGCTCGACGAACATGCCGTAGACCTGGTCGACGCGGGCTTGGGCGCGCGTCCGCGCTTCCTCCGACAGCGGCGCCATGCTTGAGCCATCGAGTTTTCGCGCGCCGGCATAAATCGCCGTGTAAACGATGCCTGAGCGCTCGATGATTTTCGATCGATCGACGTGCAGCATCAGAACGCCAATGCTGCCGACCTGCCCCGTTTGCGACGCGTAGACGCGATCAGCGGCGGCCGCGAGCCAGTACGCAGCGCTCAAAGCGATGCCGTTCGCGTGCCCCCATATCGGCTTGTCCGCGTCAGCGATCAACGATGCGAGGTCCACCACTCCTTCGACTTCGCCGCCGGCCGAGTCAAACTCCGTCACGACTCCGCGTACGCCATGGTCCCGGACCGCCGCGGAGAGCATCGCTGCGATGGTGTTGTACCCAGTGAGCCCGGACAGCGAGTCGAACATGCCGGCGCGCTGGACGAACGACCCATGCGCCTGCACAACGGCGACGCCATCGTTCGTGACGTAGTACCCGCCATCCGCGCGGCGCATGCTCATCGACGCCGCCAGGTCAACGCGGGTTGGCGCTTCGTACGGGGGCAGGTCCTTCTGCGTGTTCGTGAGATGGGCGTTGAACACCGCGGCGATCGTGTCGGCCTTATCGGGAGCAATGAGCAGCGGCGTGTTGAACAGCCGATCGGCTAGATGTGCATAGCTCATGCTGGCGCACTCTCGGTTGTGGCGTTGTCGGCCGCGTTCGGGTCGGCGTTCGGATCAACGCCCGGTACCGTCCGCTTGGTCGGATCGCCAGGAATCACGACGGTGGGATCAACCCCCTTCTTCTTGCAGTACGCGATCTCGGTCGCGCGCTGGTCGATCATCTCCCGCCAATTCATGCCACGCGATGCGGCGATCCGCTCGAGCGTGTCCATGTTTGCGTTTACGCTCAGGATGTCGCCCTTGACCTCGTTTTCCTTGTCGATGTAGACCAGCGTCGGGCCGATCCACATGCCGCGCAGGTACGCGCGCTTGAATTCGTAGAAGCGCGGGGCGTCGATCCGCCCGTCGTTGACGACTTCCTCCATCAGCAGCGCGTTGCTGGGGTCGAGCCACCCGGCGCCGAGACGATCGCGCCGGCGCGAGTAGCCGCGGTAGGCGTCAGCCAGGGCGGCGCGGGTATTGCTGTAGTTCGACTTCGCGAAGTCCTTTTTCGACAGGATGTGCGGGATACCGGTCGCGACGGTGATGATCTTCTCGATGTTCTCGACGAATACACCGAAGCCGGCCGCGGGCCGCTGCGGGAGGAACGATTCCAGCTTGTCCCCCGGGAACAAGGTAGCCAGTGTCCCCGACTGCATCCGGACTTTGTGATCCACGCGTGCTTTGAGGGCTTCCGCGTTGCCTTTGAATAGATCGACGATATCTTCATGATCGAGCGGCGTGGTGATCGCGCCCCAGATCATCGCGTTCATGAGGGCGGCCTGAATCTCCGCCTTCACGTAGCGGTCGATATTCTTGAACTGGTCGAGCACCGCGGAGAGCAACGGTTTGCCGCGGCTCTGGTCGGCGCGATCGCCGTCGAAGTCGTGGATGACGCGCAGGCGCCCGAATGGTGTGCGGCGCGGGATGTATTCCCACTCGCCAGAGTTCATGCCGAGAGGAACTCCGTCGCCCGGGTGCGACGTCTTGACGTGATACCCAAGCGGCATCCCGAAGTCGTCGCGCGCAACGCCACCGCGCAGCTTTGTGGTGTTCGGCGCGTTGTTCGGATTCGACAGCCGGTCGATCTCAACCGTCTGCAGTTTTGTCGCGAAGCCGTCGCCACGTTTGGGCAGCCACATCGCCAGCGTCAGCGAGCCACCGTTATCGAACTTGGCGTAGAGCACTTCCTCGGTGAGCATGTCGCCGGTTTTCGTGTCGCCGGCGTGACACGCAGTCGACCACCACCATTCGTGAAAGATCGCCTCGTATTTGGCGGCGAACTCCTCGGCCCATTCCTTGGTGAAGCGCGCATCGATGCTCTGTAGCCGCAGGTAATCCGGCTGCGAGCAGAAGCGAATCCCGGTGCCGACGATCCCCTCGACCGCAGTCGAGACGATGCTTTGCGCAAAACCGTTGTTGCGGCGGATGTCTCGCGCTCGCGGTATCAGCTCCGACAGGTCTGGCAGCGTATCGCCATCGGCAGAGCCGCGCGCGGTGTACCACTCGCTGACGTCGCGGCCCACGGTCGACGCGCCGTGATGCGCGCCGCCGGCGAAGCCGGGAAACATGGCGTCGGCACGCAACTTGATGTGCGGTTTGCCTGGCATCTCAGCAGTCCGACGGCGTGTTTTGAATGAATGGGCTGCTCACGCCGTTGCAGCGATTGACGATCGCCTGCAATCGGCGACGCTCGGCGAACATCGCTACCACATTTCCGCCCGCGTAGAAGTCCATGGACTTGTCGCCATGCCTCCAGCCGGTTACTCGCGTGCCTGTGGTTATGGCTTTGATCGCGGCCTTGATATCGGCCAGGTCTTGCGCGGCTTCTTCGCAAGGTGTGGGCATAAAGAAAACGGCCCGGGATTACCGGGCCGCTCCTTTCATCGGTGAAACACGGCCTTGAACCACGCGCACCAGCCGGTTAGCTGGTAGGGCCCACCTTGTTGACTTCACCCGGCGGCGTGCTGTCGGAATGCGTGAAGTATTCCAGCGCCGGCGCGGTTCCCGCCTTGACTTCGGAACCGTCCACGTTGACCGCTTCCGGCCCGGTATACGCGGCCAGCGCCGTATCGAAGGACGCGCGATCCGCGTACGACGCGAGCAGCGGAGTGCCACCGATGGGCGGAACACCTGGG